AGCTCTAATTGTATTGTCAACAAAACTTATATTTGTATCTAAAAATGATATTTGTAATAAATTTTGATCGACTCTGCCTGCACCGATTTGGGAGCGTATGTAGCCGTTGTACGCTACCCCTTCAGTGTTTACATTTACTCCTTCCCCTGGTATTTGTACTGCTTGAGCAAACATACACCCTTTTGTGGTTTGATATTTTTCTTGTATCGTAATATCAATATTAGAATCTATATTCCATTTACCTGGTTCATAAGTTGTACCCTTTTTTATTGCTTCAATAGGTACTATTTTTCCGTTATTACCACTACTTTCAGTTTCTCCATATATACCATCAAAAGAAAGCACCCATAATGCAGCTTTAGGTATACTACCTGCTGGTGAACCTAATACATGATTTAAGAAATAAGGTATTCTACCCGAAAAAGGGGAAAGAGTGTCTGCCATACGTATTATTTATAGCAGACACTCTTGTTTGTTTTAATTTTTTAAAGTATATTATCTACCACGATATACCGTACCACCTTTACCGAAGGCAGAGTCTCCATCGGTTATTCTCCAGTATTGATATGCTAGGGTTACGGGTATCTTAACAATGTTACCGCCGTCTCCAATGTCATATGAGACGTCACCCATACTTACTATATAAGCCCCTAGTAACGAGTACTGTCTTACAGTATCAAAAGCAGAGTTTAATAAATCTAACTGTAACGCTCTTTTCTCTGTAGGTATAGAGTAATCACCACCTGAGGTGCTATCATCAAAGGTTAATATAGTCTCGTCTTCTATAGCTTTACGTAAATCGTAATCCGCATCACATCTAAAAGTTATAGACCAACTATCTGAACCAGGGTATGAAGCGGTGCCCGGGACGTTAAACTGTAGCCCCATGAAAGGTACAGGGATATTGTTAATCGCGCGACCAGGTAAGCTTAAAGATTCAGCTAAAATAAGTTTGTCTTGATCAGTACCGAGACCGGGCACTGAGCGCAAACGAAACTGAAATATTCTCGCAAAATCGTAGTTAGATGCTACTTTATAAAAGTCTTGTATGTCTTGTTTATCGGAGCTTGTTGCCATATTATTATTTATTGTTAAATGTTAGATTAATTCTTGGAAGTTTTGATTAGTACGAGTAGCAATGAAGTTTATTAAGATAAACTCTGCTGTACGCACAGGTTTAATGTAAATGTCAACTACCATCTCGTTATTGTCAACGTTAGCTGCAGTGTTGTTTCTTTCATCGCAAACTATTAAATAGTCGTAGAGACCTTCAGTTTGTTTCGCTAAATCAAATATAGGTGTTATTGCATTAACTAATCTTGTGCGAGTAATTTGAGTGTTAGGCTCAAATACATAAAATTTTGCAATTCCTATTGTGGCTCTCTCAAGTGCTAAAAAGAGTCTTCTAACATTAAGCCTATCAAAGGCCGATGGCTTTGTTTGTAATGTCTTTTGACCGTAAACAACATACCCGTCACCTGCAAAATATACAACAGGGTTTACGGATATTGTGTACATATAATCTCTTTGTTTCTGATTCGGGTTAAAGGCGATATCATTAATTCCACGAACAACACCTCTATTTAAACCGGCTGGTGCGTTCCACGGGTAACCATTAGCATCTGTATTAGCGTAAATAGCTGCGGCGAAACCAGAGAATGGTACCCATACGTATTTATCTGACGCAGGATCGAGAACACTAACCCAGTTGCCGTACGTGGTACTGTAGTTACTGTTTATATCGGTGTAAGAGTTTCTAAGCGGAGTGTAAATAGTTTGTGTAAAGTTAGCTGTCTTCGAGCTCATCGTCTTTACAGCGCCGTTTACAAATATATTTCTTAATGGGTCTGATACAAACACACAATCTTTACGAATATTAGATACAAAGTTACTAAATGTATTAAAAATTGTTTTCCAACCACCTGTAATAGCTGTTTGTATTTCCCCGGCGTTACGACGAATTTCATCGTTGTAAAGCTGAGTAACAGAGTCCTTAAAGGCATTAACTGTCCCTAAGCCACCTTCAGCTATAACATCAACAACTGTCGTTTCAACAGTTTCAATAAGCTGTAAAGCTCTTTGTAACTTAGATGTTATATTACCGAGCTTCTTGTTCGTATCTTCAAGATAGGTTGGCATATACACACCTAACGCGAAAGCAGCTTGAGCATTATTATCTACCCGAACAGCTATCGGTGGTGTGTTACCTGTTTTACTTGTCCAATCCTGTCTGAAAGAGACATCTGGGTTAATTAGTACCTTAATGTTCGGGGATTTTGTGTTAACCGTATCTTCTAAATAGAAGGAACGTACCTTACCGGCTCCGGAGACGGAGAGTTCTCTCTTTGTTATATCAAAAGAACCTGCGTGAGTTTCGACGAGGTAAGTAGAAAGTTTTTGAGGTTCATTATTGCTACGGTAAAGTTTAAAGACGTTTAAGAGTACACTGTCTCTGTAGTAACTATCCGCAAAATAATAAGATTGAGTTCTTTCTACAAGTTCTGAAATAGAGTCTTTCGGGGCTGTATAAGGGGCTGTTAGCGGAAACGCTAATTTTTCAGCTGGTATATTATAAAAGTCGTTTGTACCTGTTAAGCTATAGATAGAATTAATAGAATCAAAGTCTGAGTCTGGACCAATCTTAGAGTTATCAGTGATTGAAACATAGAAACCGCTGTAAGTGTGATCTATAAGAGTTTGACTCTTGTTTAGAATGATCATACCACCTGTAATTCTCCCCATACCAGCTGTGGCATCGTAATAAAAAGTTGCACCACCTGTAACACCTGCACTATAAACAGGTTGATCAAAATCAAATTTAACACTACCAGGTATAGTAAAATCAATAGTGAAATTGCTATCAATACTAGCGATATCTGCGAGCGTTGCAGCACTTAAAGATTCTCCAACAGTAACAGAGGAGACTGCCATGGTTGTTGTTGTAAAAGGAGTACCAGGGGAGCTTGGCGCTTCCCATGTGTAATTACCATCAGCTAGGGATTTATACTCTGTCTCATTAAGAGCGATATGTATAGGAGAAGCAATATTAAAGGCATTTACTGTACCGCTTGAGGAGGTCTGGGTTTGGACAGGGTAAATTAACGCGCTATACTGTAACGCAGCGACGTTACTACCACCCTCATCTCCGTAAGGTAATCTAGTAGCTAAAAGATTACCTGAAGAATTTAAAATTTGACGACATGTGTGGTTAAAATAACGTTCAGCAGCAGTAGTAGGTTTACCGTAAATATTTTCTAGTTCAGGTACCGTAGACACTTGTAAAACAACATCTGTGGGGCCTTCAGGTGCGAAACCTGCAACAAACACACTTGTACCAACTGGTGGTGGTTGTACTGTTGAAAGATCTCTCTCTGTAATTTGTATACCGGGTGAATTAATTGATCTCATATGCGTATTATTATTTATGCTACTTCGATACTTTTTTTATTGTAGCAATTTTACATCAAACTGACTATACTGTAAACGAAAGCTTGACTCTACAATGTTTGTCTCTCTATAATTGTAAGTAATACCTCCTAGATTAATAATAAAACTATTATAGTAAGTAAACTCTATAACTGCTTTATTGTATTCGTTTAAACCTAATAAAGAGACAGTAGTTTCATATTCTGCTTGCCCGATAGTTTGTGCGAGTTTTTTGCGTTCATCTCCATTAATTCTATCGTTAATTTTTCCCTTGTAGATAGATTCTCTAGGGTCATTAAGAGACGCTAACCATTTCCAAAGTACCCAATAATTTGAAAACTCACTATCTACAACAAAATTAACCTCTAAAGGTGCGTAATTTGGTCTCGTAATACTTGTAATATTATATGTTTGTCCGCCATAAGGCGCTGGTATAGCTGGAACTTCAATTTGCGGTACCACAGAACCGTATACACTAATCTGTAAAGGGTCTATTTTAAGCCGATCTTTATCTTGTACCTGACCTTTTATAATGTGAGGTAAATTTAAAATAAGAATAAACTTATCTGTACTTGGTCTATTAAGTACAGATTGCTCTGTTGGGTTAACACAAATTTCATTCATTGTTAAAGAGGTTTGTATCCTGCAGAAAGAAGCATATCCATATCCAAGAACGCTTCTTCTTCTATTTTACTTATCTCTTCAAACGTAATAATCGGTGTATGTTTTTCTACTACATTATCTTGTAACAAAGCAGGTTCTTCAGTATGATTTTCTACAAGATTACCGAGTATATATAAACTATTATCGTTATTATTATAATCATCAGTAATAAGTGTGAGTGGTTTATTTTGTTCATCAAAACTGCTTATTTCGAAATACTGCTGACATATTTCAGTTTCAAGTATAAATAACGCCCATACAAGAGACATTACTTTATCGTCATAATATGTGTCATTCTTTTTTCTGTACGTGCCGTTCGGGTAGCGTATAAAAGTTTCAAGTTCTTTAATAGTATCATCGTCGTTAATTGAGACAACCT